GTATCAGCCCACAAATTATGGAAGTGAGCTACCCTTATCCATAAGGCACTCAACCAAAGAGGAAATAAAATGGAAAATGAAGAAAATACGGCAGTAGAAGTTTCGGAAGAAACTAAAACTGAAAAACCTAAACTTTTTAAAAAACCAAAAGTAAAACCTTATAGTAAACATCAAGACGATGACGATGCTGAAACTGAAGCATTTGCTAGAGGTGAATTAGAAAAGTTTAATAGAGAAAAAGCAGAAACAGCAACCGTTCAAAAGGACACTGAAGCATCAGAAGAAATTGCAAGCTCAGATGGTAAAGCTACTCCTTCAACTGAACGCCCTGAAAATGCAGAAGAACGTGTCTTTAAGAAACGTTATGACGATTTAAAAAGACACTATGATTCTACACTTGGAAAGCATAAAGATGAAGTTCGTACTTTAAGAACTCAACTTGAACAATCATCTAAACAGTTTGTTCCACCTAAGTCTAAAGATGAATTAGAGGCTTGGAGAAAAGAGTATCCTGATGTATATGATATGGTTGAAACCATAGCTATGACAAAAGCTGATACTAGAGCAAAGGAGATGGAGGATAAATACCAAAATCTTCAAGTTCAACAAGAACAAATTAGTAGAGAAAAAGCTGAAGTGGAATTGTTAAAAGCACATCCTGACTATAAAGATATTCGTCAAAAAGATGAATTTCATGAATGGGCTGCTAAACAAGATCCTACTATACAAGGTTGGTTGTATGAAAATACTTCTAACTCATCACTAGCTGGAAGAGCTATTGACTTATATAAAATGGATACTGGTGTTAGCAAACTATCTAAAAAACAGGAAACAGCTGTTAAGAAAGAAGCAGCTAAAGCTATAACAAAAACTGCTAAAGCTACTGAGACAGAGTTACCTAAAAAGAAAATTTGGTCTAACGCTGAAATTAGTAAAATGACTGTTAATGAGTATGCAAAATACGAAGAAGAAATCGATAAAGCTGTAAGAGAAGGTAGAATCCAACCTTAACAATAATAACTATATAATAGGAGACAAACACTATGGCTACTATGGGACTAGCGTCTGGTTATCAAAATTTACCTTCGGGAAATTGGGTACCAGCGGTATATAGTCAAAAGGTTCAAAAGTTTTTCAGACGTGCATCAGTTGTTGAAGATATTACTAACACTGATTACGCTGGAGAAATTGAAAATTTTGGCGACACGGTAAATATCGTGAAAGAGCCTTCAATTACTGTAAGTGATTATGCGAGAGGTCAAACTGTAAACACACAAACTTTGGCAGATGATAAGTTACAACTTACTGTCGACCAAGGTTCATACTTTGCGTTTAAAGTAGACGATATCGAAGAAAGACAATCACACGTAAATTGGGAAGCTCTTGCAACTTCTTCAGGTGCTTATTCACTTAAAAGAAACTATGACTACAATGTTTTAAAAAACATTTATGACAATGCTGCAACATCAGCTGCGAACACTGGAACAGATGGTTCGCCAATTGATGGAGACGCTGCGGCAGATACATTAGCAGATGTTATATCAGCTGCTAAAACAGTTCTTGACGGTGGAGATGTACCAGAAGAAAACAGATGGTTCGTTGCACCACCAGCTTTTTACAAGCAATTGAGAAAAGCAGGTGCTAAAATTATGGATCAATCAGTAATGGCAGATGGTGGAGCATCATCTATGAGAAATGGTATGGTAACAGATAGACCTTTATTTGGGTTTAGACTTTACTCTACAAACGCAATTGCGGTTTCAAGTGGAGCAGCTTCATCTAAAACTTTTGGATCAGCAGGTTCTAATGAATATGCTTTCCTTTATGGGCACCAAGGTGCAGTTGCTACGGCAAACCATATTGCGAAAACAGAACTTATCAGAGACCCTGATTCATTTTCAGACATCGTTAGAGGACTACACGTTTTTGGAAGAAAAATTCTAAGATCAGATGCAGTTTACTCTGGCGTTATAACAATAGGTTAATTAGGAGGATAATAGATAGATTATGGCAACTTATGATAGAACAGGTGCTGGTGGAACTACTGGACATCCGTCTAATGGTAGAACACCTTACTTAGTTGAAAATACAATTGATGTATCAGCAGTTAACAGTAGTTCAGGAACTTCAAATGGAGATATTCTTCAAGCGTTAGATATTCCTGCAGAAACTTTAATCATGGAAGCTGGAACTGAGGTAATCACTGCATTATCTAGTTCTGCTACTATGGACTTAGGTATTACTGGTGGAGACGTTGACAGATATGTTGATGGTGACACTAATGCTACTGGTTATGGAACACTTACAGCTACAGCTAGAACTGTAGTTGCTAGTGCAGATACACTAGATATATTAACAGCTGGAGCAGATTCAAGTGCGGGTAAAGTCCGTGTTTGGGCTGTCCTTTGTGATGTATCAGGTATTGATGAATCAGATAACAACTAATAAATAAATTTAAGGGGGGCTATATGTCCCCCTTAATGTACTCCCTTTACTAAATAGGAATTTTATGACAACTTATGATTTAAGAAAAAAAACTGATGCTAGTACGGGACAAAAAATTACTCTTTTAGGTAGTGGTATAGATCCATCATTTATAAATAGAGTAATAAAATTAGAACAACAAGTGGCTTCTCAAAGTGATAAACTAGATCACATTGTGAATTTACTTAATGGCATTTCAAAAGAAAAGTCAACTACTTGAAGTAATTCAAGAATACAAATCTGATAACTCTGCACTTAAAGAGCAGATTACAGATTTACAAAAGCAATTATCTAGTGCTGAATCTAGAATTAAACAATTATTAATTAAGTACGAACATTCAGTACATGATAATATTAACAAAGAGGAAGAATAATGACATCAGAAGTATTTGATATGCGAAAATATAATAAATTTAAAAAAGCTTATAAGTCAGGTGGTAATATGAAAAAAATATTAGGACCTAAAACAACAATAAAAGAAATAAATTTATTTATAAAACTTCTTAATAAACAAAATAAAAATTAATAAATGGCAACAACTTACTTAGTATTATCAAATAGAATTTTAAGAGAATTAAATGAAGTTGAAATGACTTCAACTACATTCTCTAGCAGTAGAGGTATCCAAACAGCTGTTAAAGATTTTATAAATAAATCTATTCATGATATTTATAATGAAGGTGCTGAACTTCCTCTATTACATACAACAACGACTCAAGTTCTCCAAGCAGGTGATGCGGAATATGCATTCCCATCTGATATGCGAAGAGTAGATTTTGAGTCTTTTTTTTTAAAGCCAACAGAATTAATTACTAATGGTGAGTTTACATCAAATATAAATAGTTGGACAACTATAGCAGGCAGTGGTAGTGCTGCTTATAATAGTGGTGGAAATGGTAGAGCAAGATTAAATGATTATGCTATATACCAAGCTATTTCAACTGTAAAAAATAAACAATATAAAATTCAAGTAAGAGCTTATGATACTGTAGGTACAGGTCAAGCATTTAAAATACAAGTAGGTACGGCAGCAGAAGGTACTCAAAATTTAAGTACAACATTAACTGTAACAAATTTTGGTGAGGGAAAAATTATTGATGCTACATTTACAGCTACAGCAACAACAACTTATGTAACAATAAATAATCCTACTACAGCAACAAATATGGATGTGGATTATGTAAGAGTTTCTAGAAGTGATATTACTCCTAGTAAATTAGCATATATTACATATGATACATATTTACAAACTAATAAACCTGCTGATGATGTAAATGCAAGTAGTGCGTATGGTAAACCTACAAAAGTAATTAGAAAACCTGACTACAGTTCATTTATATTAAGTCCAAAACCTAATACAGGTGAGTATACAATTAGTTATGATTACTACACTACACATACAGACTTGTCTGCACATGGTGATAATATGGGATTACCTGATAGATTTGGATCAATAATAGTTGATAGATCAAAATATTATGTATATATGTTAAGATCAGATCCTGAACATGCACAATTAGCAGATAGAGATTATCAAAGAAAATTAAAATTATTAAAATTAGATTATGGTACTCACTCAGCAGACTATATGAGAACTGATGTAATATCAGAAAGTATTGCAACAAATTTAGGTACTAGAGTAGTATCTTAGGAGATTAAATGGCAGATACTTCAGCAATAGCTCCATACACAGCAAGTTGCGGTGGTGGATTAATACTTAATAAGGATGTATATAATATGCAGCCTGGTGAAGCATTACAGCTAACTAATTTTGAACCATCAGTTGAAGGTGGATATAGAAGATTAAATGGTACTACATTATACAATTCTACAATAGTACCTCAAGTTTCTGCTTCTACAGAAAGAGTTCAAATGTCTGCAATTTTTAATGGTATTATAGTTGCAGCTAGAGGTGGTACAGTTTCTACTGGAACAACAAGTGGATCTTGGACATCTAGAGCAACAAGTAAAGGAACAGCAAATACTTATGATTTTGATAAATATAATTATAACGGGACTAATAAAATTATAATTGCAACTGGAGAAGCTGCAGCATTTACACTAGATACAAGTTATGCTGAAGATATTATAAATGCAACAGGTGGTGGTACTGCACCTACAAATCCTAAATTTGTAAAATCATTTGCTAATCATATGTTTTATGGTGGAATGTCTAATTCAACACATAGTGTTATTTTTTCAGGACCATTTACAGAAGATGATTTTGATACAAATGCTGGTGAAATAAAAGTTGGTGATGTTGTTACAGGATTAAAAGTATTTAGGGATGAATTATTTATATTTTGTCAAAGAAAGATTTTTAAAATAACAGGAACAAGTTCTAGTAATTTTGCATTAGCGGAAGTTGCAAAGAACGTTGGTACAATAGCACATCATTCTATTCAAGAGGTAAGTGGTGACTTATTATTCTTATCTGCAGATGGAATTAGAACAGTTGCTGGTACAGAAAGAATTGGTGACGTTGAACTTGGTACAGTATCAAAACAAATACAAGATAGAATTAATGATATTACTTATGATAATGTTACTTCATTAGTTATTAGAGATAAATCTCAATATCGTTTATTTTATCCTAAAACAACAGGAGTTGAATCTAATTCTAAAGGAATTATTGCTGTTATTAAAGTTAATCCTAATACAAATCAATTAGGATATGAGTATGCAGATATAAAAGGATTAAAAGTATCTTGTTGTGATTCAGATTATATAAGTAATATTGAAACTATTGTATCAGGTGGATATGATGGATATATTTATAAACAAGAATCAGGAAATGTTTGGACAAGAGCAAGTTCAACATATAATTTAGACTCAACTTATAGATCTCCAGATATGACTATGAATGATCCTGGAATAAGAAAGTCAATGGAAAGAATTAATTTAAACTGGAAACCCGAGGGAGAAGTTGAAGCTAGTATGTTTCTTCAGTTTAATTATAATGATGTAAATACTCCTCAACCTAGTGTTATATCTTTAACATCATCAGGTAGTGGGGCATATTATGGAACAGGAACATTTGGTACAGCAGCTTATGGTCAGGGTGATTTACCTATAACTAGAAAATCAGTCGAAGGATCAGGTTTTGCTATTGCACTAAAAATAACCGATACAAGTAATAAAATACCTTGGTCAATCCGAGGATTTCAATTAGAGTTCGTACCAGGAGGAAGACGATAATGGGAGCAACATATACAAGACAGAGTTCATCTGGCATAGTTGACGGTGGAGTTATTGAGGCAACAGATCTTAATAATGAATTTGATCAACTTCTAGCTGCTTTTGCAGTATCTACAGGACATACTCATGATGGTACTGCCGCAGAAGGTGGGCCAATTACAAAATTATTAGGTACTGCAATCACTATAGGTGATGGTACTTCAGGCACAGATATTGCTGTAACTTTTGATGGTGAATCAGCAGATGGTGTACTTACATGGATGGAAGATGAGGATTACTTTAAATTCTCTGATGAAGTCCTAATGAATAGTACAGAAAAATTATTATTTGGTGATACAGGAACATATATACATCAATCAGCAGATGGTGTATTAGATTTAGTATCAGATACTGAAATAGAAATTAATGCTACTACAATAGATATTAATGGTGCTGTTGCAATGGATGGTGCCATTACTGGTGCTACTAATATTACTTTATCAGGTGAATTAGATGCAGCAACAGGGGATTTTTCTGGTGATGTAGATGTAGACGGAACTTTAGAAGCAGATGCTATTACTGTAGATGGTACAGCTTTAGCTACTTTTATTAGAGATACTGTTGGTAGTAATATGCTTTCTAGTAATACTGAAAGTGGTATTACGGTTACTTATGATACATCAAATGATAATATTGATTTTGCAATTGATGCAGCACAAACAGGAATTACCTCTATACTTGCTACAGATGTTAAAATTGGAGAAGATGACGAAACTAAAATAGATTTTGAAACAGCAGATACAATTAATTTTTATGCTGGAAATGAAAAACAATTAATACTTACAGATGGTGCTTTAACACCAGGTGCCGATAATATTTTAGATCTTGGTAGTAGTGGTGTTGAATTTAAAGATGCATACTTTGATGGTACAGTAACAGCAGATGCTTTTGCTGGACCTTTAACAGGTGATGTAACAGGAAATGTATCAGGGACTGCAGCTACAGTAACAACTGCTGCCCAATCAAATATTACATCATTAGGAACTTTAACTACACTTACAGTAGATAATGTAATTGTTAATGGTGCAACAATAGGTCATACTAGCGATACTGATTTAATTACATTAGCAGATGGAATTGCTACCATAGCTGGTG